GCAGTCGGTAATGTAGCAATCGGAATAAAAGTGTTGCATTTCTATAAGATATTTCGTATAATAACGGAGTGGTTGAGAAACAAGATTAAATTCGGACAAGGAAATCTCATTAAAACTATTCCTAAACAATGCCACACAACTTAATAACAAGGAGAACAACATGGGAATGGACGTTTACGGATTGAATCCAACAACCACAGCACCATCAAGACCTGAACACGACGACTTTGACTCTGAGGATTGGAGCGATTACTTTGATGGTCAATCAATGAGTGGTCAATACTTTAGGAACAACGTTTGGTATTGGCGACCGCTTTGGGACTATATACATGGGCTTTGTGATGAAGTCATCAGTGAAGAGGATTGGGAGAGTGGACACAACAACAGTGGACACGTTATTGATGCGGAGACTTGCAAATATATTTCCAATGCTTTGAAGATCGAGTTAGACAACGGCGGTGTCGAGAGATACGAAAGGTTTTACAAGAAGAGCATTGAAGCGTTGCCTTTGGAAGAATGTACACTTTGCAACGGCAGTGGTCAACGAGACGACCAATATGTTCAAGGCGAGTGCAACGGCTGTCAAGGCGAAGGCGAGCGCAGATCATCTGATTCGCACTACCCTTTTGAGGTGTCAAACGTCAAAGAGTTTCAGCGGTTCGTTGAGAACTGCGGAGGGTTTGAAATCTGCTGACCACCGACCAAGAACCACCAAGATTAATCCAGCATGGGCGCGCTTGGTGGTTCTGAGGGGCGCCCTAGAACAGACGCTTGCTTGTCTGTTCTTTCTAAATACCGACGCGGCCTGGAGCCCTGGAACGCAGCTGTTGGTAAAAGAACACTACACCTCCTTGTTAGTGTGGAAGGTCTCGTGCTTGTTTATTCCGCCGAGGACAGACAAGCATGGCCGGGCCAGCATGGCTAGGCGAAGCGAAGCGCTTGCTTGTCTGTCCTGTCTAAAAAGTTAATGGCCACCGGGACGCCGTGGCCCGGCGAAAAAAAAGCCACCTTTCGGTGGCTTTTTCTCCTACAACGAGAACTTATTAGGGGGTCAATCTTTCGTTGCAAGTATTCCGCAGATGGCAACAAGAATCGCCGTTGTTACGGCAAACTCCATCATTGTTGCTTCCTCCACTGTTCTATCTTTGATTCAGCAATCAGGTCAATGGCTTCTTCGCGACCGCACCTAAATGAGATCATTACCGCGTTGATTTCTAATTGCATTGAGGTTGAAGTGTCCGAGCAAACCTCTTCGTAGATTTTCTCTTCTGCTTCTAAGTGTTGTAAGTGTGACATATTGTCCTCCTTTGTTAAGTTCATATATAAGACTATCAAACTTATCCCATATATGCAAGAACTATATCTATAAAATAATATAATATATATGTTGACTTATCTTATAAAGTCATTAGAATAGTATATGAACTTAATAAATAATAAAGGGAGGCAAAAATGCCACAAGATATAACAAACCCAAACAACAACCCAAATCTAGGCTTAGTCATGGCACAAGTCGATGATGCCGATGGAAACATCGTCGTATCATTGATCGAGTTATTGACCAACAAAAGAGGAGGCACTTTAACAGATGCAGAGGCAAGAGCATTATCAGCTATCGAAGGCGAGATTAGAAACCTGTCTCATAATCAATTTATTGGTCAGTTAGATAGATTTAATCCTAACGGATTTAACGATGGAGGTGCAGAATGAAAATGTCTGACCTACACATCGAACAAATGGAGAGGGACGAAAGTCCCTCCGCCATTCAAATAGAGAGGGATGTTCCAATGCCTGACCAACTTAAAGGCAGACCACAGTCTCCGGCAAGAGCAGAACTAGAGAAGGTTCTTGACCACCTCAATGTTGGTGACTCTTTCCTACTTCCGGAATCGTTGATAGAACGCGGAGCCGGACACCCTCAAGTCAAAGCCAATGTAAGAGTGGCTTTTAAAAAACGCGACATGAAATGCATTGCAAGAGCAACTGATCTAGGACTCAGGATTTGGCGCACACACTAGGCTGTCCAAGCCTCAGAGCCTTTGCCGAACGTACATGGTAATCAAACCAACAACGACGGACAAAGGCTCTGAAACGTGCGCTAGTTTGTTCTGAGGGCGCCCTGACAAGCTAGCAAATGGGAGATAGGGGGAACCCCCCCATTTGCTAGCTTGTCTATCTTTATCTTTAGAGCAGAAAATAGACAGGCACAGAATATCCAGAAAATTTGACATTTTGCGACCCCCCTTATATAACAAAAAGGGTTAGGAGTCCCTGGGCCTTCGTCAAAATTTCATATGAAAAAAACTTGCATCACTTGTAATCGAACACTTCCACAAACGGAATACACCAAGAAGCGTAATGTCTGTAAACGCTGCACCTCTTTTCAAAGAAACGTTGCAAGGAATCATACGCCGGAATCCTACATCACTGTGGTGTACCACAAATTAAAAAACGCAAGAGCCGACATGGAGTGGGACATTGATTTGGATCACATAAAAAATTTATGGCGAAAGCAAAAAGGAGGTTGCGCGCTTTCCGGAGTATTTATGACGTGGCACGGAGGAGAAGGCAAACAGGATCTTAATGCCAGTATTGATAGAAAAGATCCCACAAAAGGATATATAATAGGCAACGTGCAGTTGGTCGCACAAAGAGTCAACACAATGAAACACACTTTAGGAGAAGGAAAGTTTTATTGGTGGTGCAAAAACATTGTGAATAAAAAAGAGACAGACAATGCCGATTAAGTTTAAACCCTCAGAAAAAATCTACGACCGCAGAACCGGGACAACCACCGTTGTTCATCATTGGATGAAAGGAACACCGACCAAGGACTTATTGGAAGCGCTTGAAAAAGAGAACGTCCGACCAAGATTGAAACATAAATTTAGGAGAGAATTGTGGAGAAGGAAAAACTTGGCTCTGCCAGAGAGAAGGAAAAACTAGCCGCTTATTGGTACAATCGCGGTTTTCGTGGATCGGCGCTGCAGGAGAAAATTTTTTCCGGGGCACAGGAAAACGAGTTGGTTGATAACAACAACGAAACGTGTAAAGTTTGTGACTGAGTGAGGTATACTAATGGATATTGATTTGGAACGTTTGGCGGAGCAATATCCTGACGCAACGAAAGAACTCATTGAATTGACAGAGGCATTACGCACCAAACAACTCCAACGCAATGGCGCAGAAAGCTTTCTGACGTATGTCAAACACATGTGGCCCGATTTTATTGAAGGACGCCACCATCAGATTTTCGCTGAGAAACTTGAACAAGTGGCTCGTGGCGAGGTAAAGCGTTTGATCGTCAACATGCCCCCCAGACACACAAAAAGTGAGTTCGCATCCACCTACTTTCCTTCGTGGATTTTAGGCAGAAACCCGAAACTCAAAGTCATGCAGATCACACATACAGCAGAACTGGCCTTTCGCTTTGGTCGAAGAGTCAGGGATTTAATTGATTCTGAAGATTATCAAGCAGTTTTTCCAGGGGTGGCGCTTAAAGCAGACAGCAAATCGGCAGGACGTTGGGAAACCAGCGGCGGGGGCGAAGCGTTTTATTCAGGTATCGGCGGTGCCGTAACCGGACGGGGTGCCGATTTGCTCGTTCTCGATGACATTCACTCGGAGCAAGACGCTTTGAGTCCAACGGCCTTGGACAACGCATGGGAATACTACAGCTCTGGACCGCGACAGCGGCTACAGCCCGGTGGGGCTATTGTCATTGTGATGACTCGATGGTCGACCAAGGACTTAACAGGCAGATTATTAAACAAACAAGCCGAAGACCACGCCGATCAGTGGGAGGTCGTAGAATTTCCAGCGATTTTCCCTGAAACACACAAACCTTTGTGGCCCGGTTATTGGAAGATTGAAGAACTGGAAGGCGTAAAAGCGTCCATTCCTGTATCAAAATGGGAAGCACAATGGATGCAAAACCCCACTTCTGAAGAAGGCGCGTTGCTCAAACGTGAATGGTGGAACACTTGGAGCAAAAAAGAAGTCCCGCAAATGCACTACGTCATTCAAAGCTACGACACGGCGTTTAGCAAAAAAGAAACCGCGGATTATTCAGCCATTACCACATGGTGCGTGTTTCATCCAGACGAAGGCTCGCATCGTCCTTGCCTATTACTGCTCGATGTTAAAAAAGGGCGGTGGGATTTTCCAGAACTAAAAAGAGTCGCAGTAGAGCAATACAAATATTGGGAACCCGACACCATCATCATTGAAGCAAAAGCCTCCGGTATGCCCCTCACCGATGAGCTGCGTCAAGCAGGCATACCCGTTGTGAACTACTCACCAGGAAAAGGGCAAGACAAAATTGCAAGAGTGAACTCGGTTGCACCCATACTTGAATCGGGCATGGTTTATGTGCCGGAAACGCGTTGGGCGGAAGAACTGGTTGAGGAATGTGCAGCATTTCCTTTCGGAGATCACGACGATTTGGTAGACTCAACCACTCAGGCTCTTCTTCGCTATCGACAAGGAGGGTTTATTGGTTTAGAATCAGATTATGATATGCAGGACAACGAGCCTCGCAGAATCCGAGAATACTACTAGAGGAAGGGAAATGGACAAAGGTGAAAAAATCAAGGACCAAGGATTTGTTCCTTACGCAAAGCAAAAAACCATAGCAACCAGCAAAGGGCCAAAGCCCGGCGCAGGCAAAGGTAAATCAAGAGGCAAAGGCGCAGCATTACGCGGCATTAAGTTTACAGGCGTATATTAATGGCTATAGGCGAGAACAAGCCGACCAACATAGACAGAATTTCTGATTTAATAGACTTAGAAGTTGAGTCCGGTCAAACAGTAGAAATCGAAGAACCAATGTCCATGGACCAAGGTGCTTCGGTATCGTTTATTGAAGACGGATCAGCGGAAATAAACTTTGGTCCGGAAGAAATGGACACGAATTTCATGGATCAGATTCCTTTCGACGCAAACCTAGCGGATTATTTAGAAGAAGGTGAACTGGGACTGATTGCCAATGATTTAGTCGGCGACTTTGACGAAGATCATGCAAGCCGAGGAGATTGGGAACAGACCTATGTCGAAGGCTTAGACCTACTCGGTTTCAAATACGAAGATCGCGACCGTCCGTTTCCAGGCGCAAGCGGTGTCACCCACCCTTTGCTCGCAGAATCAGTCACACAATTCCAAGCTCAAGCCTTTAAAGAGCTTTTGCCATCAAAAGGACCTGTAAAAACACAGGTAATGGGCATGGAAACACCCGAAATTGAGGCGCAAGCGAAAAGAGTTCAAGAGTACATGAACTACCAAATAACCACCGAAATGCAGGAATATACCCCTGAAATGGACCAATTATTGTTCTATTTACCCCTCGCAGGGTCTGCGTTTAAGAAAGTTTATTTTGATCCAAGCAAACAAAGAGCGGTCAGCACCTTTGTACCCACAGAAGATTTAGTTGTTCCATATACAGCAAGCGACATTGAAACTTGCGAGCGCGTAACACACATTGTCAAAATGACATACAACGAAGTTCGAGCGCAACAACTCGCAGGATTCTACAGAGACATATCCATTGAACCGTCCGAGACAAACATAGAGAGCAAGCCACAAGACAAAGTGGATGATCTCGAAGGCGTGTCGGCTAGTGGCGCAACAGAAATGATGTATGAACTTTTGGAGTTTCATGTGTCCATGGACATACCGGGATTTGAAGATCCCGACGGGATGCACATTCCTTATATCATTACTGTTGATCGAACATCAAACAAAGTTTTGTCCATCCGTAGAAACTACAACCCAAACGATCCTTTAAAAAGAAAGACTCAGTATTTTGTTCATTACAAATTCCTTCCAGGATTGGGTTTCTACGGATTCGGACTCATTCACATGATCGGCGGTTTGTCTAAAACCGCAACGGCAGCCCTAAGACAATTAATAGATGCGGGAACCCTCGCGAACCTTCCTGCTGGATTTAAAGCAAGAGGGCTTAGAATCAGGGATGATGAGACTCCGCTAGAGCCCGGCGAGTTTCGCGATGTTGATGCACCAGGAGGCGCGCTTCGAGATTCTTTAGTACCACTGCCTTATAAAGAACCTTCGCAAACACTGCTTGCATTAATGGGAACTTGTGTTGAAGCGGGACAACGTTTTGCTTCTTTGGCAAACCTACAAATCGGCGAAGGCAATCAAGAACTGCCGGTCGGCACAACCATGGCTTTATTAGAGCAAGGCACTCGTGTCATGTCGGCAGTACACAAACGATTGCATTACGCGCAGAAAACAGAGTTTAAAATATTGGCAAGGTTGTTTGCGCAATATCTACCACCAGAATACCCGTATCTTGTTGCTGGCGGAAACCAGACGATTAAACAACAGGACTTTGACGACCGCGTTGATGTGGTTCCTGTTTCTGATCCAAACTTCTTCTCAATGAGTCAAAGGATTTCACTTGCGCAACAAGAACTACAACTGGTGCAAAGTAATCCAGAAATACACAACATTAAAGAATCCTATCGCAGAATGTATGAAGCGTTAGGAACAGAAAACATTGAAGCACTGTTACTGCCTGATCCTCCACCTCCCGCTCCTATGGACCCAGCGCAAGAAAACGGTGCAGCTATTACGGGAGCGCCATTGATTGCTTTTCCAGAGCAAGAGCACATGACGCATATTGAAGCACACATCACACTAATAGAAAGTCCTGTGGCCATGATGAACCCAGCAACGGTTCCATCTTTGGTGTCACACATTTTTCAGCACATTTCTATGGAAGCACAAAAAGTTGCTGACCAACAAATGCCTGAACAGCCTATGCCACCAACAAACGGTATGATGCCACCACAAATGCAACAAGGAGGACCAATACCTATGGGCGAACCACAACAACCCCCTCCACCAAACCCAGAAAAAGAGGCGTTGAAAGCGAGCATAGAAGTAGAGCTTATGGAAACAATAATGCCTTCTTTAGAAGAAATCTTGACACCACCCGATGATGGAGTGGTACAATTAAAACAACAAGAGCTTCAGATACAAGCGCAAGAAAACCAAGACGACAAAGAAATTGCTGAGAAGAAGCTAGAACTGGAAACAGCAAAACTTTTGCAGAAAGACGAGTCTGAGGAAGAAAGAATTAAATCTCAAGAAGACATTGCAGCACTAAAAGCAAATGTTGAGAGAGAGCGCATAGCTAAAGACATGAAAAAAGATAAATAATGCCAGCAAGAACACCTAAACCTAAATATTCAGTAGACCCTTTTGGTATGCCTTTTGGTCCTGGTCATCCGTTATGGGACCCAAAGAAAGACGAATCTTCTACTCCAACACTGACCTCGGAACAAATTCAACAAATGATTGCAGACGCACTAGCTGGGCAACAAGGCGCTGGGCAACAACAAGGCGTGGCTTCTTTAGCAGAAAGAATAGGCCAACACCTTGTTTCCGGCAGTAACCCTGAATATATAGAAGAGTTTGACACAAACAAAGACGGAAAGATTAGTACGCAGGATGCAATTTTTGCAAAACAGTTTGATGCCGGACTGAGAGATCCAGAAACTTTAGAAGCGATACAAACGCAAGAACAACCGGATTTGTCTGGGTTTACAACACAAGAAGATTTAGATGCAGCCATTGAAGCAGCGCTTGCTGGGCAAACAGGACCCGATTTAAGTGGGTACGCCCAACAAGGAGACGTACAATCAGCCATTGAAGCAGCGCTTGCTGGGCAAACAGGACCCGATTTAAGTG